TAAGGCGAAAGTCACCATGAGAAAATCGTATGGCTTCCGTACGTTTCGCGTCCTGGAACTCGCCCTCTATCACTCACTTGGCAAACTGCCTGAACCCGAGCTCACCCATGAATTCTTCTGACGAGCCCGAAAAAAAGGAGTTCCGGACCTATTGCAATTCCATCGGGTTCGTACAGGTATCAAGTTTGCACGTCCACTTTATCTTGTGATCGACTCCAAATGTATCCGTGTACGTACACACCTCGTCCATTCGACCTTCTTCGCGAAACGCCTTAACCAGCTGGTCGGAGATCGGAGTCTGGACTGTGATCGTCATCGTGGACTTTGGGCCTAGTTGAAACGAAGTATTTGGGATAGTCACGCTTGCTTGCGGTATTGGGACAAGCGTGCGGTTGGGTGGAGAGAAGTACTTGCCCTCGTACATGTGTGATGAGGGGATCAATGCGAGATATGGGTGAGTCAGCACCGCGTTGGGTAATAGAATTGTTCGGTCGATTCGTACATTCAAAGCTGGAGTATTACCCAAGTTATTCACCTCGTAGATAATCCTGAGTGACTTTTCGCCACCCTTGGCCTTACTGGCTAGCCCGTCGACGTGAAAACTAATCGGTCGGACCGTGACGTACGCGCGCTGAACCAATGAAAGCGACGCTTTGCTCACCTTTAGGCTCTGAAATGCAATGACAATTGAAATCACCGTTCCCACGAGTGCAAAACTAGAGATGGCAATTGACGCCTGCAAACGCCCAGGGGCTCCGCCTGCTGAAGAATTGCCCGCTTCAACCGGCCCTGCCGTGGCGATTGTTGCGTCTATGTCGCTCGCAACTCGAACATTGGCGTCAGTGTCTTTGCTCATAAGCTCGGCTTCTGTGTCATATAACACCGGCGATTGTTGCAAAAGGGGCGATATCGAAACGCCACCAGGAATACAACTGCCGTGGCGTGCTGCTGGCGATCATGCGATTCTTCAGTTTCTTCACGGGATCGTGGGATCAACTCCATGGGCCATCCTCGTTCGAACCGTAATCCGGCAGCGCTGGAGATTACGGGCCATTTTGTTCGATATTATAGCTCCAAAGCTACTGGATCAAAAGGAGCCCGTTCGGGCCGATGCTCGGCGCGGTCTCACGGTTGCTCGAACGACGGTTTTCGCAAGGCTCACCACGCGACAATGGAAGGCCCAAAGGGGCCGACGATATTCCACCGGGGCGGATGATGGAGAGATGAAACTGATCGTCCGGCATTCGTAAAGTTGACCCCAATGGCGGTCTAGGTAGTACGCCCGTCGCGACCTTGATCGGAAATACCGTAGCCCCGAAACATCTGCGACTTGCCAACCAATATAGTGAATGATAAAGGACGTTATCGGACATTATCGGTAGCTATTCCGGTCCCTGAACCTATCCAACAAAGCCCCGCCCAGCCGACCCTGCGCCATACATACACGGAGTTCCGAGCTATCGATCCCGAGCGCTCGCGCCGTCGTTTCGGCTAGGCTCTCCCACTGGTCCTGAACGAACCCGTGATCGCCCAGGTAGCTTCGGACTACTTCGCACCAGAGTCCGGTCGCTCCCATCGCGTCCAACTCTTCCTTGAGTTGAGCGACGGGCGGTGTGCCCCGCTGCGCTGCGAGGCGGACAAGTTGGTCCCGGAACTTGGCCATCTCGCCCCAACCGGACTCTCGCTCAACTCGGGGAGCGAATATCTTCTCAAGCTTCTCAAGACGTCTGCTGATCGGCTTCATCGTATCGTCCGGCTCGAATCGCCGTAACCGTCTACATCGGCACCATGGATCAGGGCGTCGATAGCCTCAAACGGAATCTTCTGATCGACCACCTGTCCGGTTATCAGTCCTTCGATCCTTGGGCTCCAGTAATCCCGCCAGGGCTTGGTATGAGGCACCAAACCACTGTGATCCGTAAGTTGCGCTTCGAGCTTTCGGAGGCGCCGCAGAAGATTTGACATGCTCGCGCTTCAGGGGCCTTCGGTGAAATCTGTCAACGCCGCCCGCGCTGATGCATCGACCCAGCGTTGAGGTTGACCGCGTTCGAGTACGAGTGATCGCACTACTTTCCCATCGGCCGACGAAACGAAATCGACCAAGATTACTTGACGCGAGGCTCGGTCGTTCGAAACACCAATAGCTCGTTCCAATCGCTCGACTCTCCGAATCATGTGTCGCATTTGGCCTCTGCACTCTCTTCGTGACTTAAGAATCCTTCTTGATCGTTGGAAGCTGACTGCCGCAGATCTTGGCACCGTTCTCCCGTACAAACCTCTCCGTTTCCTTCGCGTTCAGCCCAACTGGGATCTCGCAGAGATCAACTATCGCGACGGCGCTGGCAGCGGGAAATCCGCCCTCACGGAGGACCCGAAGGCACGTGTCGTCATCCAGGCCTCGTCTTCCTGCATCGCTCATTACCACTACAATCCTCGGGCGGTTCGTCGCGATTCCTAATCTATCCTCCAGTTTGCCAAGCCGTCGATCAATGGTCTTCATCGCCGTAGGGTACTGCTGGAGGCGGCTTGCTCCAGCGCTGCTACGCGCGCTTCGATGTCTTCGATCTCAATTGCCTTGGCCGCGTGATTGAAGATTGCCTCGGCCGCCCGTACCTTGACCGACGGTGGCGTGCTCGGATCGATCAACGTTTTCAGCAGTGTGGTGGCGGCCGCCGAGGTTCCCTGCTGGAGCCGTGCTACAGCTTGTCTGTACGCGGCTTTCCGCGCCTCCCGGTAAGCGATATCGAACTCCGGCAGCTTCTGCCATTTCAGCAGCGTGTTGGGAGCCACGCCAATGGATCGTGCAGCCTCTTCGATGTTGCGCTGAGTCAGCAAAGCGGCGATGGCCTCTTCCTTCTTCCGGCCAAATTTGCTGCCGTGGCCCTTCATCTGATGCATTCTGACGCAATCTGCGCCGAAAGTAGCCGACCATCGCCGTTCCATCGCCATTGCGAGTGATTCGCAGAATTGCCTTGCATTTCACGGGGACCGGAGTGATCCATGTCGTGACGGTAATCACCGCCAAAGGAGAAACAACAATGATCGCGATTCTGGCAGAAGAAACCGGCACCGCCCAAGCTACAGCGACGGGCGCCCAGCCGAAACCGAACAAGAAGGCCCGTGTTGCGCCACGTAGCGCCCACGTTGCGCCCAAGAAGGGGAAGGCGGCTAAGAAGGCCAGCCCGGCGAAAAAAGCGCCCAAGGGCGGGAAAAAGGCCGGTGCCAAAAAGGCCGTTGTTGCGCGCGACGGCAGCAAGACAGCCAAGGTGGTCGATTTGCTGAAACGGCCGAACGGAGCCACGCTCAAGGAAGTGATGAAAGCCACGGGCTGGCAACCGCATTCCGTAAGGGGCTTCATCAGCGGCACCCTGGGAAAGAAAATGGGCTTGACCGTAATATCCGCGAAGGCTGAAGACGGGGAGCGCACCTACTCGCTGAAAGGCTGATTCGCGCCTTTCGCATTTCGCTCGCGCCGCCGGGCCCCCGCCCGGCGGCGTTTTTCGTTCTGGAGGCCCAGCATCTGCACGGGCAATTCGGACGGCTCGTGCACTCCGCTCGATGGTCATATCTCGTCCAGGTCGATGCCCAGGTATCGCTTAGCCGTCACGTGTCCCCGGTAACAGGTCATCAGGAGTTCACCGTCGATGATCGGGCTTTGCCGTTCCAGCCGATACAATTCAGTCCTGGTCAGCCTCTCGCCCAAATGAAACCGCCGCGCGATGGCACCCACTTCAGAAGGGGTTAGAGCAGGATACTCGGGAGCGAGCGCTTCAGCCATCACGTCTTCTAGCGCGCTGAGACGTCTTTGAATCGACCGCATCGACATCCTTTCATTCGCTACCCCTCTGACGTTTCTGGACGATTTCGTCGAATGATCTTCCGTCTCCATCAAGGCTTGCCGACTTGCCCGTCAACTGCTGCCAGCGCTGGACCACGACGTCGGTGTATTTCGGATCGAGTTCCATTCCGTAGCAAACACGTTCCGTGAGTTCCGCGGCCGCGAGGGTTGTTCCGCTGCCAAGGAATGGGTCGTAGACCAGTTCGCCACGTCGCAGGTGATTCAGGATAGGGCGTCGCATCAATTCCACAGGTTTTTGAGTTGGATGATCCCACTTCTGCTCATCAGAACCGCCCATGATGAACTTTGGCGACGGTGAATCCCAGATTGTCGAGTTTTGTCCGGCCTTCCCATACCATGGTGCATTTTTCTTCCGCACAAACCAGCACGGTTCGTGCGCAAACCAGTAAAGCGTTCTGGTAAGGACCGTTCTTCCTTTATTCCAGATAATTTGCTGGTGGTGAAGAAACCCGATGCGCAGTAAGCCATCGAGGACCTCGCGCGTAAATTTGCTTGCGTGCCAGACATAGGCCGCCTCGAGGCTGGGCACGAGCGCGAATGCATCGGACCAGTCGGCGCGTGTGTCTCCTGAGATCACTGTCTCGGTGTGCCCTGCGGTACGATTTTTCATGTAGCTCGGCTCAGCTGGTCCGCGGCCATTGAGTCCCGCTCGATCGCGCCACTCAGAATCAAGTTCAATTCCGTAAGGCGGATCTGTCACCATCAGTCGCGGCTTTCGCTCCCCGAGCAGCCGCGCGACTCCTTCCGAACTGGTGGCATCGCCGCAAAGCACTCGGTGCGGTCCCAGCAGCCAGATATCTCCCAACCGAGAGACCGGGGTCACCGGGAGTGGCGGCGTAGCGTTTGCTTTTTCCTCGTCGTCAAGCGCGAGCAAGTTATCGATCTCACCGGGGTCAAAGCCCGTTAGGCTGAGATCGAAGTCCGATTCCTGGATCTCCTGCAATTCAAGCGCGAGTAGTTCCTCATCCCAATCGGCCCAAGTAACCGAGCGGTTGACCATCAGTCGGAACGCTTTGACCTGCGCCGGCGTCCACTCGTCGCAGAGGATCACCGGGATTTCCGTGATTCCGAGTTTGCGCGCGGCTTTGAGTCGAAGGTGGCCATCGACCACTTCGCCGTCACTGCGAACAAGACATGGGATCTTGAATCCGAATTCGCGGATGCTGCCGCACATTCGATCCACGGCTCCATCGTTCTTGCGTGGATTTCGCGGGTATTCTACAAGCCGTTTGATCGGCCAACTCTCAATGCGCTGCGCCTCGTCCTGAGAAATCATGCCTCACCATCCAAAACTGAAATGTGTGAAGGATCTTTCGGAGGGTGCGCTTTGCGCTGGCCTGTCGAACTGAGCCTCTGCGACAATGATAACCGAATTAAGGTGATTGGACTAGAACTTTTCTGAAGTTGGCCGACAAAACCTTAGCGTCCTTCACTTGTGTAAAACTGCCCTGCTCTTCTGCGCCAGAACGCATCATGGACTGAATCTCTCGTCCAAATACCCGAGTACATCCGTAGCCAGGTTGCGGGTGAGTTCGTCTGCAAGGCAGAGACTTCGCTAATCGGGCGGCCTGCCCTGCCCACATCTGCATGTAATCCACCGACCCCGCTCGCTCCGAGGCGTTGCGCAAGGGCGCAATGAGCGTTGCTGCATATGGAAAAGGTGCTGCGGCGTCGGACATCGCCCCGGATTCCTGAAGAAACCTGTTCAGAATGCCTCTCGCCGGGCGGCCACTGAACAAATTCGTCAAGACGGTGGTGTTATCCCCGGCCTGCGCGAGACCTTGACGGTAGATGGAAGACACGTTGGCTTCCGGGCAAAGCAGGTACGCAGTGCCCAACTGCACACCCGACGCGCCAAGTGCCAATGCCGCAACAACGCCGCGGGCGTCGGCGATCCCCCCGGCAGCGATTACCGGCACCGACACAGCGTCCGTTACCTGAGGCAGCAACGCGAACAGTCCAGCTTGAGTCGCGCTATTCGTTTCAAGAAACATGCCGCGGTGTCCGCCTGCCTCGACTCCTTGAGCGATGATTGCATCGCATCCGCGCGATTCGAGCCATACTGCTTCCCTGACGCTTGTCGCAGAAGACAAGATCTTGATTCCGTGTCGCTTGAGACGAGCGAGAAGGTGGGGGTCGGGCAGTCCGAAGTGAAAGCTCACAATCTCCGGTCTGAGTTCCTCGACAACGGCACACATGTCGTCATCGAATGGCATTCGTAAGCGGCCTTCCGCAACGGTCTCAATGTTCAGTCCCCATGTTTTGTAATGCGGCGCTAAGAACGTCTTCCATCGTTCGGTGGCGGCGGGATCAGGAGCCTTCATCGCGTGGCAGAAGAAGTTCAGGTTAAAGGGACGGGCCATCTCATGCCGAAGTGCGCGCATTGCCTCGCGAACTGCTTCCGGGCTCAGCAGCGCACACGCGAGTGAACCCAGAGCCCCAGCGGAAGACACGCTGCGTGCCAGCGCAACAGAATCCGAGCCCGCCATTGGCGCTTGTACGATTGGAATTTCGATCTTAAGCAGTTCAAGTAGACGGCGATCGGGCCAATCTCGCATATTTATATTGTCCGGCATTGCTGGCAAGCGGGTCGATCCCACGCTGGAATCCTGCGGCCGAGAAGCCCTCGACGCCTTTCTGCATCCGAACTAGCCAGAGTTGCCGTTCAACTCACAGATTCTCGTCGCGTGATTCTGCACTGCAACCAGTGCTGGAAAGGGTGGTCGCCAAACATTCTGCGTGGAGGCAAGCTTCCGCGAGGCACGTGATCGTTCGCAGGGTAAGAGCTTCATAACGCGCATCGTTTCGAGCGCACTTGTTCCTTGTTCCTATAGTGGCGCGTGCAGGAGATCTGATTCAGATAGCATAGTAAAACTTCGCCGCTTCCTCAACCGAGAAAGTCTCCAGCACTTAGATCTCCCTGCAGGCGCCACCGCGACCAGGGTAGTAACGAAGCAAAGCCCCGGCTCGTGATACGTTAAAAAGCAAAGATCATGAGGTCCGGATCGCAAAACGTTCGATGGCTTTGCCTTAAGGAGAAACCATGAAACAAAATAAAGGCTCCTCCACCATTCCGCTGCAGCCTGCTTTCAGATTCGATCTGGCTGCAAGCAAGCCAACGATTAGCGAGTATGGCAATACCATTCGCGAAGCCAACCAGAATGACTTTCCCGTTCTGGCTGGAAACGCAGTCGCATTTTTCACGATTGACATGAAACCTGGTGCACTCCGGGTCCCGCACTGGCATCCGAACGCATGGGAGCTGGACTATTGCCTGCAAGGGGAAGCCAGGTTTTGGATCACTGGACCGGACAACAATAATAATCAGGTGAAGCAGGTGATCGATCTCAAGCCAGGCCAGATTATTTTTATTCCGCAAGGATGGTTCCACGCCATCAAATGCATCAGTGGCGCGGATCTGAAGCTGCTGCTTACCTTCAACAACGGCATGCCGTCGGACATTGGAATCCCCGTTGGCCTGGAAGGACTTGGTGCCGACGTGTTCGCCCAAGCTTTCGACGTCTCGCCCGGCGTGTTCAATAATTTTAATACCAGCAACAAATTCTTCGCTCCCGCCACGAGCGGCTCTACCGCCAAGTCGCCAGGCAGGTAAGCTGGGCGCGCCGTGACTCGTACAGCGCCATGCGAAGTGCCGTCAGGGTCAGCTCGACTTCCATGGTACGATCCTGCTGGAAGCGGAGTAAGGGCGGAAACGCTCGACAACGCGGCGTTGGACGGGATACCTGTCGGCCTCCCAGCAGTTGCTATTGTACTCCGCGGTCCTTCCCGGTTGTCACAAGCATCATTGGTTCGGCTAACGTGCTACCCCGGTATCGAGATCCGGTTGGCGCTCACTAGTTGAGCGTCCGCTGGCAGTTGCAATGCGATGCGGGACTTCGTGAAAAACGCGAGACCCTTGTAGCTCATGAGGTACTGGTAGTTCGTGCTGAATAATCCGCCTTCCGCAATTACAATTAGCGGTTCCTTCGTTAGACCCAAGAGTTTTGCGAACGCTTCAGGTGTGACCCGAACGAGCACCCCCGATGCTTTGATAGCATCGGCGATTGCGGCGGCCCCTGCGGCGACTGCACCTGCGGCCATATCTTTACCCCCACTGATCTTACTCTAAATTGATCGCACTCTAGGAAGCTATTGTGCATTGAAACATCTCCTGTCGGTATTGAAGGGCCTGTTTGTTCGGGTCCCCGGACAATCGGAATATCTACCGGATAGTAACGTGACCGCATCCGACGCACAAAGCTTCACACAAGACGAAGTCTCTCAAGATATCACTGCCGGTGTGCGAGGTTAGCGCATCGTCTTTGCTGAAACTGGGGTGAAACTGGGGGTACCCCGAGGGATAAGGATAAGGAAATTCGGGTAAGGATGGGTAATTCGCGATTTACACGCTGGTTCGGAGCAGGACGCGGTATCTGGCGTGTTTTGTAAGGCGCTGTTGAAAAGATACGACTTAAATTGGCTCCCCAGTAAAATTCTGCCTCTCAGTCTCTAGAGAATGTCCGAAGGCATGTTTTCTAGGTTAGTTCGGGTATAAAAACGGTCCCGCGTCCCAAAAACAATCATTTGCTGCCGTGTTTTTGGAGTAGGAACCCGAAACAATAGCCGTGGAAACCCGCGGTTTGCTGGGGTTTTCGAATTCCTTCGGGTCAATAAAGGTGGGAAGCAAAAAAGAGCCGGGCCGCCGGGATATTTTCCCGCATGGCCTCGCCCAAAAGGCGAACACGAGGCGAACAACGATTGGCTCCCTTGGCCAGCATAGCCGTTTACTTTTGGGTGCGGTTTAGGCACTCTCCCGACTTGCTTTCTGGTTAATTCAGAGCGTCCATGGTGACAGGGGGAACGAGCATGGACGAAGCGTTACGACTGGAAATTGAGGGACTGAGAAAGCTGAAGACGAAGGCGTTGAAGGCGCGCTACCGGGAGCTGTTCGGAGAGACTTCGCCTTCGTCCAACCACGCGCACCTGTACCGGCGCGTGGCGTGGCGGTTGCAGGCTCGCGCTGAAGGAGACTTGAGCGAACGGGCGCGCGAGCGGGCTGCGGAATTGGCTAATGGCGCCGACCTGCGCTTGCGCGCTCCACACCAATTCTGGGGAAAACTGCAGCAGGCGCGGGAAGAGGCGAGCGTGCGACGCGACCGGCGGCTTCCCGCTGCCGGGTCTGTGCTGAAACGCTTGTATCGCGGGCAGGCCATCGTCGTGAAAGTTCTCGACGATGGCTTCGAATATAACGGCCAGACCCATCAATCGCTCAGCGCCATTGCTTCAAGGGTGACGGGCACACGTTGGAATGGGTTTGCCTTTTTCGGCCTGCTCAAGCAGGAGCGGGCGTGATGCAACCGCTACGTGCATTGCGCTGCGCCATATACACACGCAAGTCAACCGAGGAGGGCCTCGAACAGGAATTCAACACGCTGCAGGCGCAGCGTGAAGCCGGCGAAGCCTGCGTACTGAGCCAACGCGCTTCGGGCTGGACGGCGTTGCCGGAGCGTTTTGACGATGGTGGGTTCAGCGGCGCGAGCCTGGAGCGTCCCGGGTTGAAGGAACTACTGAACCGGATCGAGTCAGGCGGGATCGATTGCGTCGTGGTGTACAAAGTCGACCGGCTGAGCCGCTCGCTACTCGACTTTGCACGGCTGATGTCGTTGTTCGACCGGCACGGAGTCAGCTTTGTTTCGGTGACACAGGAGTTCAATACCACCACGTCTATCGGCCGTCTGACGCTGAACATCCTGCTGTCGTTTGCGGCTTTCGAACGTGAACTGATCTGCGAAAGGACGCGCGACAAGCTAGGAGCGGCGCGGCGCAAGGGTAAATGGATCGGTGGTATTCCAGTGTTGGGTTATGACGTAGCCCCGAAGGGCGCGGGGCTGGTGGTCAACGTGGAAGAAGCCGCGCGGGTCCAAGAGATTTTCGCGATTGCTGCCGGGGCCGGAACTTTAGCCGAAACGTTGCAATGTGTAAATGCACGCGGTTTGATGACCAAGCAGTGGACCAGCGAAGGCGGACGACTGCACCAAGGGCAGTCATTTCGCGCGCAAAGTTTGAGCGCGCTGCTCGGCAACGTGCAGTACAAGGGGATGATCAGCCATAAGGGCACGCTCTACCCGGGAGAACAGCCAGCGCTCGTCAGCGGCGAGTTGTGGGAAGAAGTCCATTCCAAGATGGCCTCGCACGGGCAGAGCCAGCGCGGCAAAAAACACGTTCGTCAAGAATCTCTCTTGCTCGATTTGCTGCGGTGCGGCAGTTGCGGCGCGCGAATGATTCCGACTTTCACGACCAAGCGTGGCCAGCGCTATCGATACTACGTTTGTGAGCGAGCCAAACACCGCGAGTGCAAGCAGCGGGCTATCGCGGGCGAAGATCTCGATCTCTCGGTGCTGCGCCACATGGAACCGATCCTCGGCCCCACCAATACCATTGCCCTGCAGCAATCGATTGAGCGCGTGACATTCAGCGGAGAATCGCGCGAGGTCTCGATTGCGCTGCGCGACGGAACACGATCGACCTATTCTCTGCCGGCTGTCAATCGGCGGGGCGCGCGAGGAGCACGGCAGATAGAGGACGGGAGAGTTCCGCGCATTAGCCGCATCATGGCGCTTGCGATCAAGCTGGAGCAGGTGGTGCGAGAAGGCCAAGCGCCCACCTACGCGAGCGTAGCCGAGGCCGGACATCTGAGCCGGGCGCGCCTGTCGCAGATCATGACGCTGGCCAATCTTGCCCCGTCGATTCAGGAAACAGTGTTGTTGTTACCACGCAAAATCTCGGGGCCGGATCGCGTGAGCGAGAAACAACTCCGCAGCATCGCCCGACAGGTGGATTGGGACTCGCAGCGAAAGCTCTTCGACGTCCTAATGAACCACCAGACCCGTTAAGCCGCATCCGTCAGCTTCTCTTGTCTTTTGAGCACCGCAGACTCGCCACAAGGCTGCCGATTAAACAGGCGCCATGCGACAGACTTCCCCGGGCCCTCGCGACTCCGCACGCATCCTCGCTGATCGCTTGACGATTACCGAAGCAGATGCCCTACCAAGACCAGACGCGACCCATGACCTTCGAACTTCTACCAGGTACTTGCAGCGGAAGAAAGGAACTGGCCAATGAACGACGCACCTAGGCGGAGACGAGGCCGTAAACCAGTCCAGATTGATTTGGGGGATTTGGAAAAGCTGTGCATGCTGCAGTGCACCGACCAGGAGTTGGCCGGATGGTTCAACGTTTCCACGCGAACCATTGAGAAGCGCCGTAAGCAGCCCGAGTTCGCAGAAGTAATGCAGCGCGGCCGGGCCAAGGGACGAATCTCGGTGCGCCGCGCGCAAATGAAGTTGCTCGAAAACGGCAACGGCACCATGGGCGTATGGCTGGGAAAACAGATGCTTGGCCAACGCGATGCTGGCGCAACCGAACACACCGGCAGTTCGACGGACCCCATCCCGGCGCTTCCTAAGCTCGACCTTACACGGCTCAACGACGCCGAAATAGATCAGTTACGCGAACTGGTACTGAAAACCCAGCTCGAAACCACAACCACACCGGACGTGAACGCGCCCGATACAAAAACATCTGAGGAGAAACCCTCGTGAAACCCGATCATTTGAACTTACTCTTGCGCCCCAGCTTGCTCCAGGAAATAGACCGCGAAAAGGCCACCCGGCATCTGAAAGACTTTATCCGGCTGGCTTGGCCGGTGATTGAACCGTCCACGCCTTTTGTGCCGGGCTGGCATCTCGACGCCATCTGCGAACACCTGGAAGCCATAAGCTCCGGCCAGATTCGCAATTTGCTCATCACCATCCCGCCGCGGCACATGAAGTCGCTGGCGGTGAGTGTTTTCTGGCCCTGCTGGGAATGGATTCGGTGGCCCCAGCGGCGCTGGTTATTCTCGTCCTATGCCGAAAGCCTGAGCATTCGCGATTCGGTACGTTGCCGGCGGCTGATCCATTCGCCCTGGTATCAGAGCCTTTTCGGGGACTGCTTTGTTCTCACCGAAGACCAGAACGAAAAGCACCGCTTCGAGAATAATCGCAGCGGATGCCGCATCGCCAGTTCGGTGGGTGGCTCCAACACCGGCGAAGGTGGGGATCGCATCGTATGCGATGATCCCCACAACATTCACGATGCTGAGTCCGATGTCATCCGCAAGAACGCGTGTGACTGGTGGGACAAAGTGATGTCCACGCGTTTGAATGATCCCAAAACCGGAGCCAAAGTGATCATTATGCAGCGTGTCCATTGTTCGGATCTGGCTGGACACGTTCTCCAGCAAGGCGGCTATGAGCATCTGTGTCTGCCAGCCGAGTATGAGGACGTTCCTCGAACGACCAGTATCGGCTTTACCGATCCGCGCCGGGAGTCGGGAGAACTGTTATGGCCGCAGCATTGCGGCCACGCGCAGATCGCGGAGTTGAAACTGCGGCTCGGCAGCTATGCAGCCGCCGCCCAGTTGCAGCAGCGGCCTTCGCCCGCCGAGGGAGGGATTTTCAAAAGGCACTGGTGGAAATATCACCCGAATCTGAAACAGTATCAATACGACGAGACTATTCAGTCCTGGGATTTGGCATTCAAAGGCGATCAGAACTCTTCCTATGTGGTGGGCCAGGTGTGGGGCCGCATAGGCGCCGAGTTCGCACTGCTGGATCAAGTACGCGGGAAGTTTACTTTTCCTGAGACGCTCGACCAATTTCGAGAACTGACGGCGCTCTGGCCGCAAGCCACCGCGAAGTTTGTCGAGGATAAAGCCAACGGGCCGGCGCTGATTGCGACGCTGCGGAAGGAGATCCCAGGCATCATCCCAGTTCGACCGGACGGAACGAAAGAAGCCCGCGCCCATGCCGTTTCTCCGCTCATCGAAAGCGGCGCCGTATTCTTACCGGACAAACAGAGCGCGCCCTGGATCGACGACTTTGTGGAAGAATGTGCAGCGTTCCCCAAGGGCGCCTACGACGCTCAAGTAGACTGCTGCACTCAGGCGCTAAAACAGCTCAATTTAGGCTGGCAGGAAGAGCAGCATTACACCCTAGTCTACGAAGACCGCGTGAGAATCAGCCCGTTCTAAATAGGTTCAAGAATTGACTTGCTTTCCTGTTCAAACCGAGTGATCGATGGTGTGACCGCGAAGGTGGCAGGAACAAACCAGGCGCGGCAGAAAGAGGATTTCGCATGTCAACAAATACCATTGAAGCGCCGAGCAGCAAGCCCACCAAGGCCCCTCCGGCCGCAAAGCAGGCCACCCGTGCGCGCAAGGGCGCGACGAAAGGGGGCCGGGCCAAGGCCAAGAAGGCTATGGCCGCACCCACGCCAAGCGGCGACCGTAGCAGCAAGAAGGCGGAAGTAATCGCGCTCCTGCGCCGGGCTAAGGGGGTGAGCCTTCCAGAGATTCAGAAGCTGACTGGCTGGCAAAAGCACTCTATCCGTGGCTTCGTAAGCCTGCTTGGCAGCAAGGCCGGGCTGAAGATAATTTCCACCCGCAATGAGGCCGGTGAACGCACCTACCGCGTGGCGAAATAGTCACAGCTAATAATCGGGCGAGGTTGACACCCGCGCAAGGATCTCGCCCGATCTAGTAAGGATGGAGTCATGTATGCTATCCCAAAAAGCGGAGCAAGCTTGCTATGAAAGGCCTGCGGTTCACCGTGCCGCTGGTGCGACTCGTCGTTCCCCTCGATCGTCTTCAATCACAGCCATCAACTGACAACTCTCCGTCCCTTCCTCTAAGAATGTTACTGCCGATCATTCGTATCGAGACACCGCTAGTGGCTCTCCTGCCAAAATCGAAAGCGTCCCTCAAAGCGCCTCCGTCACGCTCTGAACAAACCCCAACTCAAGGACCCAAGAAGAAAACAAATCCGCCGCGCAAATCCTCGGGTCCTCGCCGTCGCCAGCCTTCTTCGCGGCGGAGAAAGAAGTAGGGCCTTCGGGCGATTAAGCAGTTGATGACGAACCAATCGCGATTGCCAACGGGGGTTTCTCTCGCGCCAGCCGGTGACACGAAGCTCGACCCCAGGAGTGGCGATTACATAGGCGGGCGAAGGAGCCCCTCAAACATGACCAATAACTCTAAACCACAATTTACGCTCTGGCCGACAGAGCGATTCATCCCCTACGCAAAGAATCCACGCAAGAACGATGGTGTCGTGGAGCAGATGATCTCTTCGATCCAAGAATTCGGATTCAAGATTCCGATGCTCGCGCGGAGCGATGGCGAGGTCGTTGACGGCCACTTGCGGCTGAAGGCCGCCCGCAAGCTTGGAATCACCGAGATTCCGGTGATCCTCTGCGACGAGTGGACGCCGGCGCAGGTGAAAGCTTTTCGGCTCATGGTCAATCGTTCTGCCGCGTGGGCCGATTGGGATGAAGATCTACTCGCTCTCGAATTACGAGAGATCCAGGAATTGGACTTCGATCTCAGCCTCACTGGATTTGACCCTGCAGAAATTGACGGCTTTCTCGCACTCGACGATGAGGAAAAAGCAAACGATACGCCACCGCTACCGGAGACACCGGTTTCTCAGCCAGGAGATCTCTGGCTGTTGGGGAATCACCGGCTGCTGTGTGGAGACGCTACCAGCGCCGAGAGTGTAGCGCGACTCCTCGGCGAGCGAAAGCCACGGATGATGGTGACGGATCCTCCCTACGGAATCGAACTGGACTCTGAATGGCGCGATCGAGCCGGACTCAATGGTCGCGGAACGGCGGAGCCGAGCTACATAAAGAAGCGCACCCAGGGTCACACCGAGACTGCGATCTCCGGCGACACGCGCGCCGATTGGTCGGACGCATTCGCGCTCGTGCCAAGCCTGGAGGTGGCATATGTGTGGCACGCTAGCAAATTCACGCGCGAAGTCCTCGATGGCCTGCTGCGCATCGGGTTCCTTCACCACCAGCAAATTATCTGGAACAAAGGCAGAGCAGTCCTTACCAGAACGCTGTACTGGTTCGCGCACGAACCTTGCTGGTTTGTGCGGAAGAAGAACGCACCATGGTATGGGAAGGCTGGACAAAACTCGACGATCTGGGATTCACCGTCGCCAAAATTCATCATGGGCGGTTCTGTTGAGGACAAATGGGATCATCCCACTCAAAAACCCGTCGAACTGATGCGACGTCCGGTCTTGAATCATCTCCGGCGTGGCGAACTGGTGTATGACCCGTTCCTGGGCTCCGGCACTACCCTCGCGGCAGCCGAACTCACTGAACGTGTCTGCTGCGGCGTGGAGCTTGATCCGAAGTACGTCGACGTCATAGTGGAGCGGTGGCAACTACTCACTGGCAAGAAGGCAACGCTCGAAGACGGCGGGCGAACATTTAACGAGGTCGCTATGGATCGACGCGAGGTGGCTAGATGATCACACGCGGATAGAGCCAGACCAAGCTGAAACTCGCATCGAACGCGAAAATCAAAAAATCCGCCTGTTAACTACTCGGTGGTGCGTTCGAATTATTCGGGGACCCGAACAAACAGGCTTCCCTTCGTCAGCATTACCGGCACCAACGGTCCTGTGAACCTCTGCTTCGCAATTGATACCAAAAAGCGGCGGCCGCAAGTCCCGTCATCGCCAGGATAAGGCTAGATGGTACCGGCGTCGCGGGAACAGGAATAGTAGGCGTGACCGCACCAAAAGTCAGATTAGATAGGCTTGAAAAACTGATGGCGCCTAAGGAGGACGGACTTTCGTGCAACCCCGACCCGGGAGCCAGCGTTACGGAAATGGGTCCGAACGTAGAATTAAAAGGGACCTGCGCCAGATTCGGGTAGATGATTCCGAAGCTGGCGCTTCCTAGCCGGTCATATAGAATTACCAACGACGTACCTATTTGCGTGAAGACTTGAAACTTATTCGAGAGCGTTCCGCGTCCAACGCCGGTAATGCTAATGGAAGTAATAGTGTCTGGATAAAAATTAAACCCTGATCCTGGCGGCGGTAGCAAACTTGTGTCGGACGCATAAGTGATGGCGAAAGGCGCCGAGGTAAATGGAACACCGTTCGCAGTGCCTGTCGCAGTTCCACTAAATGTGAAAATTATTGGTATGCCGTAAGCGGACGCATGGGCGCTGACGAGATAGGAATCGGGTAAGGGATGGCCTGAGAACGTCACGTCTTCCCACTTACCGTTGCAGATTGCGGCGGTCCCGTTTCAGATTCCGGCCCAGTCCTCTTACCGTCGTTATCGAAAAGAACCCGCAAACGTGCGATCTCGCTCACCAACCAGGAATCAAAACTGGCCCATGAGACCGCTGGAATCCGCTGGCCCTTTTGAAAAACGTGAATCTTGCCGTCCGCTCGGTCGATGCACGCTCGTGATCCGTCAAACCTGTACCCGCCGACGACCAGCAGTCGATCTGGATGAAAGGTCCAAGATTTATTCTCACGTCCAATGTTAAACGGAGGAAGCGAAAAGCGATCTGCTCGATTCAGAAGCCTTGTTGGATCGACGACGCCGTACAGGTTCAAGGAACCCGAAAACAGCATTGCCCCATTTTGGTGGCTTAGGAAATCAACCACTACGGGTGGGAACGAGCATCTTCCTGCGACTTCAGACAGTAGCTTCGATGGAGCAGGTTTGAACACGATGTGCAGATATGCCTCAGGAGCCACCCAAGGAACACGAGTTCTGAAAGACGCATTGGCATTCTCTTGGTCGTCGAAACACCGGAATTCTGAAACTAGACTCAGTAGGTCTATGCTCATTATGTTTGCCGTGAGCGCCCGTGCATGTTCTTTGCCTACTGGAGACTCTTCGGATCAACTATCTGGAATTGGGCATTCTTGAGTTTGCTTGGGTCCACCGTGCATTTGTCCGGTTTGTCACTGCACCCGGAGCGAGTATAAGCCCCGTTCTGCACTTGAAACAAACCGCCATTCTTGCCACTCACCTGGATGAGCGCACCATCGAGAGTGACCGCAGCCTTTGCCGGGTCAACGATGTACGTCTGCCCGAAGGAGAACGGCGACATGGATTCCATTTTCCGGATTCGTGGCGCTTAACAAGTGCGCGCCGACTGTGGTGCCGCTGGTGTAATTGAACGTACGGGTTTGTGTGGTCGAGCCGCGCGGCATGCTTACGTTGGTCAAGTGATTCAGCATGTCGTACGAATAATTGGTGGTCACTTGGCCAAGCGTTGGATCGGTCTCCAAGACGCTGGTCAGGTTGCCCATGGCGTCCATAGTGAACTTTTTCCATTTACCGGCCGGGTCCGTCACGGTCACGGTGTTGCCCTGATACGCGTAGGTGGTCGCACTGCCGTCAGGCGACGCCGCACTGATAGTGCGGCCGGAGCCATCGTAAGTATAGACGGTCCAAACCGGGGTCGCGTTGGGGGCGTGGGGCAAGCGCAGGCCGGCCGCATTCATCCGCGCCAGATACTCGTGAACTGTGCTTTGACTCACGTTGGCGCTGCGTGCGATCTGCCGCTGGCCGAGTTTTTGCTCGAAGTGCAGCCGCAGGATCTCTTGGATCTTTCTCATGGACTTTCGCTTTCTGGGCAACTTCGATCGGCCCTCCTGGGGCCGACCAATGATCACCCGTGGTTAAAGTCCAGCGCCGCCATTTTTCCGTTCTCCTTTCATTCCGATCACTGTTCTCCCTTTTCGATCACCCTCGGCCCAGGCCGGGCAAGAAGTGATCGGTTTCACTGGAGAACGCTGATCGCTTTCACAGGAGAACACTGATCGGTTTCCCAAGAGAATGGGTGATCGGTTTCAGAGGAGAACGGGTGATCGGTTTGGTGGAGAATCCGCACCGCGACACGCAAAACAGATCTCCCGGTAAGTTCGACAGCCTTCCGTACGCAACCGCCGGATTTACAACCAGCGCCCTTGATGGATATGGGCTTCGCGGTCATGTGCCCGCTCGCCCGGCACCGTATGCCTCAGATCCGGTTCTTGTACATCGCCTCGTACGTTTGCTCCACGCTTCTTTCAGACCCCGCCTCGCGACGACGCCCTTGCGCTTCGCTTTCACTTCACCTGCATCAGGTTGTGAAAAGGACTTTCACCTTCGAGCTGTCGAACATGCTCGGCACACACACCAGAGCAAGGACCCCTTGTCCTTGCTTCTTGTACTTCTCAGTTCACCAGAGTGCTCGTCGCTGTGGCTCGCCCGTGTCCCCACTTTTGGCGGATCACGCCGGTCTCGTCGCAATAGAGAGAGCGAAATCCGGTCCTGCCCTCAACCAGTGGCCATGCAGTCAATCTGTATCCAGATACGTACACTTCAATGTGGAATTCATACCCGCTAACTTTTCCCTGGGCTAGCTCCTTCGGGATCAAGTTGGAACCGGAGGGACCTAGGTCCGCTAAGTCGGCGTATCGCCCGTGTTGAGTCTGATATCTGGCTTCAGCGCTTCGCAAAAGGTTCACAAAGTGTAACGCACGCACATTGTTTATCATCGCTGGATCATTGTTCCAGGCACAGCCGGTTAGGATGCACGAGGCTATCAAAAGGATCAGCCAGGGAACATGACTCCAGTTAGCGTCTGCAGCCCGAGTCATCTTAAAAACAATTCTTGAAGATCATAGTATTGTTGTTATTGCTTTTGTCATTTGTGAAACCCCCGTCTCCGGTGATTTTGGAGCCACCCGATCCGGGCATGTCATTGTATACATGGCCGAGTTCATGGAGCAATAAGAGTGCAAGGCCGTAGCTGTCACCATTAGAGCCGTCGAGATTCCAGTAGCTGCCATCAGACCCATCGATAAGCACTGTTCCCCCGCCCCCGGGGCGCGATGTCGTAAATGCCGGCCATGGTGACCACCACAGGAAGTGTGTGCTTACGGAATAACCATGAACCGTTCCACCGGCCTGATTGTATAGCTGGTCGAGAACCTTACTCGGGTCGAAATCGCCTTGCCTCGTTTGTTCGGTTCCAAAGAGCTTTTCACATTCGGGATGGGTTCGCAGTTGCTCCTTAGCTCTCTCCAAAGCCATCGGCATGAAGTCCCAATTCTTTTTCTTCGGTTTCGGTCCGCCGAGTGAGTCATCGTCGACATAGCAGGCTGTTTCTGTGTAGGGGACCGGCGCAAACGCCGTTCCACCAGGGTCACATGCGCCAAAATTACCGCCTCCAAACCCCACTAGTTTCCTGTCACCACTGTCGTTGCGGCCGGAGCCAACACCAAGGACATGGCTCTTTCCAGGTGAACCACGCGCCAACGACCAGCACCTGACCGACAAAGCCGTCTGGTACGCTTGCGCCGAAGCAGCGCGGCATGCCGGGCTGAAAAAGCGCGTCAGTCCCCATATGCTCCGGCACAGCTTCGCCACTCACCTTCTGGAGGATGGCGCCGATCTGCCCACGATCCAAATGCTACTGGGACACGCCGACCTGGAGGCCACTAGCATCTACTTGCATTTATCCTGAAAACCGAAGTTCAGCGTAGGATTGCTGCCAAGGATTTGAGACAACAAGGGAATGGAATCAAATGCTACGGACAAACCAGTCCCGCGCGAGATCACCGCTCTGTTGTCGGATGAGCGGTTGATCCTGCGCGAGACACAACGCGCCGTGACCCCGTTTGGCGGGATCGCGGTTTTCATTTCCTTTCTGGGCAAGATCGGCTTGGTAGAGGCCCTGCGGCGGCACATGCCAATCTGCTGGAAGTCGCCGAATCACATCG